GTAAATGGTAGATCGTGTCTATTAAATGGATGTGTTACAAAAGAGCTATAACCCTTTGGAGTTTTCCATGACCAATATGTATACCAAGTAAATCCATTTGGAGAATGTCCAGCTGGTCTTGGAATTGTTGCACCTAGTTCTTTTGGTCTAACATTTATAAACTTGTCTATATGAGGATAATCTAAATCTGGTCCAGCCCAGTTAATTTCTATATCACCATTTTCATTTCTTGTAACATAAATATCAAATGGGATAAGTAGGTGGTACCCGATCATCATAACTTCCATAAATGGGACACAAGCCTTCATGCCTGCATGTGGCTCATGATCATGTGATGGGTGGTCATCTGAAATAAGTACAGACTCACCTTTTTTCCACCATTCTGGCAGGGAAGCTCTTACTGGATGAGGAGTGTGCTTTTCAATGGCTTCGCTCCATGGAATAAACTTAATAGTTTTCATTTATTTAATTTCTATGTTGTCTATGAGTGATGTTTGATTATAATCACTTGGTGATGCAATTATACCATAATTAGTAATAATTGTAACTCCAGTAGCATTATGAACTAAATCATTACCAATTTTAGTTACCATGTTTGTATCGGAAAAAGCTGAAGCAGTTACTGTTGCTGTGCCATTTGCTTTATCTGCATTTGTAATTTTAACCTTAATTGCAGCAATTGGTGTAAATGAAGTAAGGGAGTCTAGTGTTACAGAAGCAACCTCGGTTACAGTATTAGCTGCATATTTTAAAAGCTTTAAATATCTAGGATATGTATTTGCATATTGAGCACATGTTCCTCCAGTTCCAACGCATGGGTTATACCCACAGCAATAAGTTGGGTTTGGCGTAGGGTTATAGGTTCCTGCATAATTACATTGATAAGATCCAGGATTAGCTCTATCTATACATTCTACAGAATTGTAATAAACTGGATTTGTAGTAGATGGATAAAATGTTCCATACTTACAGGTATTGTTTGCATATCCTGCAGGATTATATACATACATGCTGCATACATAATATGCTGGATTAGAGTTTCCTCCTACAGCATTTCCTCCAGTACAAGATTGATATGCATTTCCTGGAACCCATCCACAAGAAAAATAATCATATCCAGGAGTTACGCCACCGCCACAAGTTCCAGTACAGTTGCCTCCTGAACCACATGGGTTGTATGGATTATAAGAAGTACATGATCCACAACCAGAGCAAGTCTCTTGTTGAGAAACAAGTGACCACCAGTTGCCACTATCTGCAACCCATAAGGCGGCACCGTGACCAGCATTTTCTGCAATTAAATCAATTTCAACATTTGGGCTTGCCATTGTTACTGTAGCCATAGGATAGCTGCTTACAGAATCTGATGTTGTAGCTTTAGATCCATCTGAAGACCATGTACCACGAACTAATTTCCATTTTGTATTAAAAGATAATGAATTAAAAGTATCGGCAAATGTTTTAAACCCCTTTAGTCTTGAAGAAATAACATTTCGTCTAATGCTTCTTCTTGCCATTATGCCTCTGTGTCTCCAGTCATAAGCCATGAGTTAGAAGCACGTTTTTCAAGTATTGCTGAGCTCCACTTTACTCTTGTCTTAAATGCATTTTCTGGAGCATCTAAAGTAATTGCAACATTACCTTTAGAGACTGTTATCTCTCCATCACCAGCCTGCCTTAATTCAATAGAAGATCCAATTGGAAAAGTTGAGTCAGTTGGATCATTAGGAATAACTAACGATATGGCTGTTGAAGCTGTAAATTCAACAATTTTATAAAGGTGGCTTGCGCTTAGATCTACAGATGTTCCTGTCTCGGTAACATATTGAATTAAGTTATCGGACTTAGAGTCAATCTGGGATTGAATAGAAGATGTTACTCCTTCAAGGTATTGAATCTCTGTATTTGTAACATCTCCAATTGCAGCAGAAGAAGCCTCTAATGCACCTACGGCTAAAGCATCTAGCGAACCCTGCCCGAAGTTAACAGTTGTTGTGGGCTCGTCTGTAACGCCTTTAAAAAGCTTCCATTTGCCTTCTGATGCATCTCTTACAAGACCTGTGTGCTGGTATGTACCATCATCAAATGCTGAAACAATTCCAAGATCTGATACGTTGGCATCATTACCGTCTCCCATATAAATCATTGGATCGGTTATATTTAAGTTTGCAGAGTTAACAGTTGTAGTGGTTCCGCTTACATTTAGGTTTCCAGAAACGGTAATATTTGCAGCATTAACAGTTCCTGTAAATGTTGGCGCATCTAGATTTGCCTTTAAGTCTAATGCTGATTGCGTAGCTGTAGAAATTGGCTTGTTTGCATCTGAGGTATTATTTACGTTGCCCAGACCAACATCTGCTTTTACAAGACCTGTTGGAGACACTATGTTTTTATTAGTAAGCGTCTGAGAATCAGAGGTGCCAACTAATGCTCCAGAAACTCCATGTGTTGTTGTTAATGAAGCGTGTGCTGATAATTCTGTATCACGAGTAATTCCTGAAGGAATCTCTGTGTCAGGAATCTTTCCATCTGATCCTAAAGAGGCTACTCCGTCTGGGTTTCCTCTTAATGATACTTCTAAATAATCAGTTAAGCTGTCTGCCAACTCTGGTGGAGTAACTGTTGCGTACTGCGTTACAGACCAAAGATTTCCAGTTCCAAATTTAAATTTTAGTGTATCTAATTCAACACCTATTTGCGTTGCCTTGAGTATGACATCATCGGCATCCCAATCTGCTTGTGTTTTTTTAACTACTTCTGCCTTTACCTGATTAAGAATATAATCAATACTTGATGTAACATTGCTATTATCATAGCCAACTTTAGTTTGAATTGCTTCTATTGCATCAAATGCGTCTGCGTGTACGTCCGCATGATTTAAAGCTAAGTCGTTTAAAATAGTCCCATCTTGTGGATTAATAAATGTGTCTAGGGAATCTGGAAAATTGGTGGCCATAATATATAAATTATACCACCCAATTTATTATAGCTTATTCCAGAATCCTGGCGCCATATACTTTGTACCGCTTATAATAGCCTTAGACTCATGTAAAAAGGGAAGCTTTGAAGGAAACACAACTATATCTCCTGCTTTTGGCTTTATGGTTATTCCTTGGTTTGGAAAGTTTATTTCTCCACCTTCGTAATCATCGTTAAGGTAAAAAACTACAGATATTGTTGGAGACAAGCTATTCTCATCTGAGTCTGCATGAGGCCCCATAAATGCACCTGTGTGATATTTACTAATTGATATTGGTGCTAAAGCCCCTATATCTAAATCATACTTTGCTGCGTAATCTCCAGAGACATACTCTATTGCTAATGTAAGTTTTTCATAAATTTCAAAGGCTGCTTGATCTGAGACAATCGAGGACATATTGAATCTTTTTTGTTCTCCAAATACATACTTATTTTCTTCTTCTGTATGACTTGCTGCCCATTCGTGCCATTTGCAAAGTGCTGAATTTTCATCGGCATTTATGTCAAGGTCTTCAATCTTCTTAACAAAATCTGCTGGCTTTATATCTGTAAGCATACCGCTATAAACGTGAATTTTTTCATGTGGAATTTCACAGGATAGGTTCTTAATCATTTGATACCCTTTGCCCAATCTTCTTTTTGTTTTGCTTGTTCTTCACGAACACGCTTTTCTTCATCTTTCCATTTATCCAATGTATCTTGATCATAGACAATATCAGCATAGTCCCAGAAAGAAACCATAGTGTATCTAGTTCCTTCTGTGATTTCTCTAACACCATGAATATTTTCTACTCCGCCACAAAATACGTAATACGAGTATTTGTTTGGCTTAAACTCAATATTATGATCTGGGAAGTATAACTCTCCTCCAGCATAACTATCATTTAAATACAGAATGCCCACGTACTTGTTTATCTCAAAAGCATTTGGAACACCCTCATTATCTGAGTTATCTGAGTGAGGTGAAGCAAATCCTCCGACATCCCATTTTTGAGCATGAGATGTATTTGCACGAACCTCTCGATCAAATACCGCTTCAACAGATTCTTTAAACTTGCTTCTGAGGCTTTCAAAAAACATTGGCTCAAGTTTATAGTCTGCCAGTGCTGGATCATCTGGTGCCAAGCCCATTCCAGAAGAACCGTAGAAAGCAATGTCTCCCCACATGGCTTCCTTTGACTCAAAGTAACCAATCATTCCAGCTGCTGTTTGTTCATCAACAAAATCTGGAATTTCAACAATTCTATTATGAGTAACACCTAAACTTCCTTTTGTGTTTGGCTCATCCTTTAAATATATGAAGTTATTTTTATCAATAACGTCAATTATTCCTTTAGTCATTATCTTCTGCCTTTCTAACATCTGGATGTTTATCTAAATGCATTTCTAATCTTTCACGCTCCATTTGAGCCCATCTTTCTTCACCGTACTTTTCTTTATTTTCATGCCACTCTGGTGTGCCCTCAAATGGTATCTGATAAAAGCATCTAATTAAATACTTGTCTTTTTTATATATTGTTTTTACTCCGTGATAGTACTCGCCATCTTCTGTTAAAAGATCTGGATGCCCTGAAGGGAAAACAATAACGTCTCCAGCCGAAGGCTTGTAGTCTATATAATCTTGACTTCCTTTAATTAAAAAGGAAAGACCTCCACCTTCGTAATCGTCATTCAAATACATTGTGCATGTAAGAGCAAACTTATTGCCAGGCTCTTCTCTTTCAAGTTTTTTATAGTCAGTGTGATGTAACATTGCAAGGCCATTCTCTGGGCCTTGGCCATCTTCCTTGTATTTGTATTTAGAAATAGATGGGCCCATCTTAACCCAATCTTCACCTACAGATAAACCATGTTTTTCTAGATATGTTGAAGTACTTGTTTTAAATGCATTTTCAATTAAATCAAGGAAGTGCTTCTCTTCCTTGTATCTTTCTGGCGGATTAGTATAGGAAACTTCTGGCTGCTCTTTACCAATCCAAACAACATATGTGCCAAATATCGACCAGTCTTGCCAGTCTCTATATAAATAACTAATTTCTGGATTTGCTTCTGCTTCTTTTAAAAGCTCTACAAAACGTGTAGAGTTTGGTATTAAACCTCTAAAAACATATATGTTTTTGTCTAGCTCTATTATTTCAAAATTATTTGTCATCATACAGCTCACTTATAAACCAAAAAAACGGAACAGTATATCTGATTCCAGATGTAATCTCTGTAACACCATGAATATAGTTCATGTCTCCTGGGAAAAAGTATGCTGCACCAGCTTTTGGCTTAAACTTGATATCATGTTGTGGGAAATAAAGCTCTCCACCCTCATAATCATCATTTAAATAAAATAATCCTGCTAGGTCGTACCATGGAAAATCATTTGGCTTTCCAGCGTTAGCACCCTCATGCAGCTCTTTGTCTGCATGTGGCATTTGAAGTTGACCTGGAAGCCATCTAACAATTGCAGGGTTTGTTGGGTTTGCGTTTACATTAAAGAAACTATCAACTTCAACTTTAAGTCTAGCAACCATTTTTTGAATAATAGGATTAATTCTTGGATCCTGTTTGTCAATTGTTAAACTTGTTGCAACACGGTCTTTCCAATATAAAGAGTCATAGATCATTGTTCCATCTTCATTATAATGTGTTTCTGTGTAGTCCCACTCAGTTATGGATCTTGCAAAATCCCCAAGGATCTGCAATTCTTCTGGCGTCATAAAGTTTTCTCTAGCCTGTATATTATCTGAAGAGTTTCCAAAATATCCAGATGGAGTTATTGATACTGGTGCATCTTCCCAATGATTAGTCGCTTTTTGTGTCATATATTTATTATACCATTTCTTATTCGTAAACTCTTTTTGACCAAACAGAGTTTTTATAAACTCCACCATTTGGGACCCTATACTTGTTGCTATTATTCATATTTTTTTCTGCAAGCTTCTGTGGATCTTCTATGAAGGTCTCAGACTTCCAATCCTCACGCTTAAAAGGAATCATTTGTGCAAAAGGAGTGCCAGCACTTATAGTTCCAGTAAATCCTTCTAGTAAAAAGAATGGCATTGTTCCTGGCATATTAACCTTGTCATTATCAATTATACCGCTTGTAGTTAGAAATGGTAAATCAAATCTATTATACGGCTGTGAGTAAAGTACGCTATAACCAGAAGGAACCTCTATAGCCCAATCAGGAAACCATGCAAAGTGGTTTTGGTAATATCCTTTTGGATGCTCAAACTGTGGCATTGGCATTCTTGGAGAACAAAAATCTTGATAGAACGGATTGCTTGTTTTAACAGAAATAATACCTTGATCATTAATATAAAAGTCTAAATCACATGGGGTCTTTAACATATATCCAGTACTCATTATGTCAAAGAGTGCTGGACAAGCTTTCCACGTAGGTATCTTTCCATTGTCTGGGCCAACATAATACTCTCCAGATCTTTGATCTTTTGCAAATCTATCTGCTTCTCTAAACCAAGAGGGGATAGACTTAATAATAGGTTCTGGCTTAGATATGCTTGTTTCATTTAGCCAGGGTCTATTACTAATAAATTTAATCTTATTAGCCACTCTATCTCTTTCTTGTGTTGTCGTTAACCTTAAGCTTTAAAGATTTAACTTCGTGAGATCCTGTTGACTCACCATTTTCATTAACTGCATTTCTGTAAAAGTCTGCCCATTTGCCAGACTTATTAATCTCTTGAACAGCATCACCGTAAGACTTAATGCTTTCATAGTATTCTTGTGAGGGATTAAAATCTTCAATATCTATCGACTCGTCTTTTAGACTAGAAAGAGAAATAGGAATAATTGTTGCTAGAGGGGTTCCAGCAGGAATAAATATTTCTTTATTTGGTCTCATAAGCTTAATGGCTAAAGGAAACATGCTGTTATAAAAAGATGTTGTCATAACAGAGCTTATAACTTGAAAATCATCATTAAAGTAATTGTGAGGATTTGTAGTCAATACACTTATATTTTGGTCAGAAGATATTACATATCCTGTATTTATACTTACACTAGCCTGCCCACGATTTGTATGACACATCTCGCTTCCTTCTAGTATTTCAACATTATTAGGAGTAGTATCTACTATACCATTCCATTTAAATCTAAGATCTTGTTTTGCAGAAAATACCCAACCAAGGGTATTTACAAGACTTACAGGAAAGCATCTATACGCATGTTGATCTGGAGTTTCGTCCATCCAGTCTCTTTTTGCAGAAAGAGGCTGTAGATCTAATGCATCTGGATACATCCTGTAAGCCTTGAGAATTGACATTAAGATCCAGTCTCTTGATAAAATTCTGGCTTGTGATACTTATCGCTGTAATCAAGCATAGTAACAAGGGAGTACTTGATTCCTTGTGTTACTGGCTTTGCTTGGTGTGGATACATGTATGTTGATGGGAATACATATAGGTCTCCAGCCTTTGGCTTGATATTAAGGTTTTGAAGTCTAAAATATAACTCCCCACCCTCATAGTCATCATTAAGATATGCCACAAGTGAAACTGTGCAGTTATATGAGAAACCATGATCATGGTGCTCTACGAAGTGCTGGCCTTCTCCGTAACGAATAAAGTTAAAAGCTTCCCAATATCTTAAATCATTAATGTTGTGATGTCTACTATAATCATCTACCGCAACCTTTTGACGATCATAGCATTCCTGCCAGATCTGCTGGAGTGCAACTGATGCTGCGCTTGTATCATGAGCAATGTCTGAAGCCTTAAACTTAAAATCAACACAGTCTCTATACTCTGGCATTCTTTGTTTATAGCCTACATAAGCTGGTTGCCATTCATATTGATTAGAAGTATTGTCTAGAATCTCTTCTAGTCTTTTTGTAATTTGCATGCTAGTTGGCAATACATCTCTGTATACCCAGATTCCGCTGCCGAGATCTTCTCTATTACTCCAGGTAACAGCAGAACCATTATTATTATTTGATTGTGAAATATCCATAATATTCCTTTAACTTGAGAGCTAATAAAGATTATTAGACTTATACGATTATTATATCATTATTGATTTATATGCACAATAGCATACGGGGCGCCTAAGCGCCCCGTATGTATCATTTTTTTTAAGATATTACTATGTGGTTTCCAGCTATGTACCATGGATAAGATTGTGTTCTGATGTCATATACATCGTGCAAATCTTCTGATACGTTTATTGATTCTACTAGAGTCTTTGAGATATTGCCATCAGAATCTACTGATATCAATACATCTTCAAGAACCACTTCATTTGTATCCTTTAGTGTGATTACTCCATTTGACTCAACAAATATTGGCTGATTTGGTGAGAAGGAAGCATCTGCGTTTCCGTTAAAGGTTATCAAGTTTTTCTTATCAGAGACGATGCTTATAACTTCAGTTTCTGTCATCTTAACCTTGTCTGAGAGTGTAATTAATTTTACATCTCCGTTGCCAAAGTCTTCATGGCTGATTGTAATTAGCTTGTCTCCTACCTGAATATCTTTAGCAGCAACTAGTCCGTTGACTGTAAGAATTTCAGTATCAGCACCTATGCACTTGTATCCCTTAAAGTATGGTGGGAAGAATGGTGGTGCAAAGTATGGTGGGAAGAACGGTGGGAAGAACGGTGGGAAGAACGGTGGGAAGAATGGAGGGAAGAATGGAGGAAAGAACGGTGGGAAATATGGTGGGAAATATGGTGGGAAAAATGGGGGAAAATATGGTGGGAAAAATGGTGATGTAGTTGTAATAGAGCTAGAGTCTAATGACTGAGCTCCATTACCATTTGCGTTTGTTGCGTAAATTTTATAAGTCTGTGATGTTCCGCCAGTTTCGTCAATAGTTTTGCTTGTATCTCCTGGGTTGGCGTTGTAAGTTGGTCCATCGCTTGAAGTAATTACATATCCAGTAATTGCTTTTCCACCTGTTGCAGGAGCTGTCCAAGAAACAATGTCCTGGTTAGCATTTGGAGAAGATGGGGTTGGTGCAGCCATGGTAGCTGGAACTGAAGTTACTGTTACTGCTGTTGATGGATCAGAAGGATCTGATGGTCCAGCGGCATTTTCAGCAGTTACGGTAAAGGTATAAGAGGTATTTGATTGCAGGTTTCCAATTGTAATTGGTGAGGATGATCCTTGTGCTGTAATACTACCAGGGCTAGATGTTACTGTAAAAGAGGTAGCTTCTGAGCTAAGGGAAGGCATGGAAAATGTAACTATTGCTGCAGCATCATTAAAAGCACGACCTGTTCCAACATCTGCTGCTGAAACATTGATCGGCGCTAATGGATTCAAAAAGTCGTTAGACGACTGTGAATGTCTACCTGCTTTTTTACCTGATGCCATTTATTTACCTATTCCTTATGCTGTAAGATCGCCATAAACGACCCATTTGTTGTTGTCTCTCTTCATGAGAGTTGCCGAAGACCATCTTGCTCTAAGCTTTAATCCTGGGGTGGCATTAACTGTAACTGTTCCATCATATGGAGCAATTGTTACCTGACCAGTATCTGTTTGTAGTATATCAAATGTTGTTCCTATTGGGTAGGTTACACCATTTGTACCGTCTGGGTTAATTGTAACAGTTGTTGAATTAGTAGAAGCAATTTCAATCATGCTGTCTCTAAATGATAGGGTGTCTGTTGAGAATGACCCCGTTTTATTAACTATTGGGGTTAAAGAAGGAACTCCTTGTTTAACCTGAGTGCCGTCAGAGAATTCTATGCCACCTAATTGTAGGGTATCAAATGTTACTCCAGAAAAATCAATTACGTTAGATACTGGCTCTGGACCTGCTGAAATAAGCTTCCATTTACCATCAGATGCATCACGAACAAGTCCTGTATGGAAGTGTCCAGTTTGAACATCTCCGTATGCACCAAAAATACCTATATCTAATGTATCTGTATCGAACTGCTCTGCTGAAAGATAAATAAGAGAGTCAGTTACTTCAAGGTTTGCTGTATCTACAGTTGTAGTTGTTCCATTTACGGTTAAGTTACCAGTAATAGTTAATGCATCTACTGTTCCCCCTGCAGTTGTAAGAAGAACTGAAGTGTCTGCAATTCCATGCACAGAAGTTGTGTCGTTATTATGTGATGAAACAGCATCATTTGCATATGTCTTAGTTGCAAGCTCTGCTGTGTCTACAATTCCGTGAACTGAAGTTGTGTCTAAATTATGAGTTGAGACTGCATCATCAGCATATGTTTTAGTTGCTAAAGCTGAAGTATCGGCAATTCCATGAACTGAAGTTGTTAAAGCCTCATGATCAGAAAGAGCTGAAGTGTCTGCCTTAGAATCAATTTGTGATTGAATTCCAGAGGTTACTCCATTTACATAGGCTAACTCTGTAGCAGAAACATCTCCAATACTAGTTGTTCCTGGAAGAACTACTGTACCAGTAAATGTTGGGCTAAACTTAGGGGCTTTATCTGAATTAATTGTAGTAATATCAGACTGTATACCAGAAATGTCTCCTTGTACAGTAACAATATCTCCATCAATTCTTGTTATATCTGCCTGAAGAGCTGTTATATCTGATACGGCAGCAGCTAGATCATCATTTGTTGCTGTTAATCCATTACCAAGGGTTCCGAGTGTTGTATCTATAGAGTCAAGGCGTCCGTTTGCAGTATTTACATATCCATCATGAACTGCTCTTGTTGTGATAACATCTGTGTCGATAGAAAGGTTATCATTAACATTTGTGATTCCGCCAGATGTTGTAATCTGTGCAGCTCCTGAGAACTGAGTAAATGTAATTGAGTCTGTACCAAATCTATGTCCAGAGTTTGCAGCTGTTCCTGTTGATTGAACAACAAAACCGTCTCTAGCATTTAAAGTTCCGTTAATTACGTATACGTAATCACCTTTTTTAGCTTCTGGTCCAGTGCTATTATCAAAGTCTGTTGAGCGTGTTAAAACTGGAGATACTCCTGTTGAGCCAGCAGTTGTAACAACATAAATACCGTTTTGCTTTGCATCTGTCTGATCTTTAATCAAAACTCTTTCGCCAGCATTTAATGCGTGTCCATCCAAAGTGAGTTGACCAGTTGCTGTAACTGTAAATGTTGCTCCAACTCCGTATCCTTCTGCTAAATCAGCTGATCCAGCTGTATATGTTCCAGGAATATTTTCTGTTGAAGCAGCATGTACTGCATATTTAATATTAAGTCCAGCTTGAACTGTTTCTACATAGGTTCTTGTAGCAATAACATCTGTATTAATTTCTCCTACAGGGATTTTGCCGCTTGAATTTAATGAAGCAACTCCATCTGCTTGCCCTCTATCTGCTACCAAAACATAGTCGTCTAGGGTTGTAGTTAAATCTCCTGGAGTAGTATTTGCATAATTGGTTATATTTCTCCAAGCCTGCCCATTACCTACTTTAAACTTAAGGGTATCTGTTTCAATACCAATTTCACCAGCTAGCAAAATTGGATTTGCGTCATACCAGTTTTCTGCTGTGTCTCTTCTAAGTTGAATTCTAATTGCCATTATGCACCACCTCCGTCAAGTATATCATTAAATGTTGTTGAATACGCTCCACCTGCGTCATAAGCTGCAATTGAATCTGGCACAAATTCTCCTACGCTTACATACCCAACGGTTCCATCATAATTGTGTACGTGATTTAATAGTGCTTTAGGTCCACCGACATCTGACCAGGAAGTTCCATTGTACATTTTAATAACATTTTCTGATGTATTAAAATAAACCTGTCCTTTTACTGGAGCAGATGGTGCTTCTGCTAAATTAACTATTAAATTTGTTGCCGAGCTTCCTCCGTCTGATGCAGCTAAAGCAACCCAGGCTGAGCCATTATAAAACTTTAAGGCATTCTCTGAATTGTTATAGTATATTCCGCCAGCAACCCCTGAAGGATCAGAAGACAATACTGGCGGAACTACAGGCGTTAGAAACTTTTTTGCCATTTACTAGCCTACTACTACTACCCTATACTGATCAATATCAGGAGCTGTAGCAAATTTAACTGTTACAACTGAGGTTGATGTATGCTCAATATCAGCCTCAACTTGTGCATATGGTGATGCATTTTCATAAATATGTACAGTTACATCTCTTGTTGAGAAGTTGTGTGTTACTGGGAATGATGTAGCATTTTCATCTCCAACATTAGCAGTATGCTTGCGAACCCCATATCCTGAAGCAAAGTTAAGGTATCCAGAAGCTATGTCGAAACCAGTTCCAGGATTAAGAGTTACTGCTCCACTATTAGAGAATACAAGACCTTCACCAAGAACTGTCTTAATTCCGTCTCCATCAATTGCAAGACCCTTGGCTGTATTTACAACTGCATCTATTTGGTTTCCATCAACTAAAATTGAATTAGAACCAATATATGTGCCTTGTCCTGAGAACTGAATCCAGTCTTGGTTAGCAAAATCAGCTATGTAATGATTTGATTGAACCCAAGATGTTGAGCCGTACTGGGTTCCTTCCATTACAAATACTGCTGCACCCTTTAATTCATCATTTACATCGGCATCTGCAGTTCTTGCAAACGATACTGTGCCGCTTACTCCACCTGCTATAACTTCGTAGATTCCATTTTCAGAACTTGTAGATTGTCCTGATAAAAGAATTCTGTACCCAATCTGATCAACATCTACAACGTGACCATCAATTGTAATTGAAGCTAAATCTGTAATATCGGCAACATTTGTTGCTGAAAGAAGATTTACTGCTGTCTTCCAATTAAGCCCTGAGGATAAAGCTTGAAGGTCTGATTTTTTAGCAATCTCATTTCCAGCAGTTGCTGCTGAACCGTAAAATGCCTTTGAACCTGAATTTGGAAGAAGCTCAATATTCTTTGTGGTTGAATTAATGTGAATTTGTGAAAGATTAGCATTATCAGATAAAGTTAAATCTCCACCTGAAACACTTCCATAAACATGCTGAACAATTGCGCTTGTAGCATCAATTGATCCATTTACATGTACCTGTCCATCTGGATTTAAATTAATATCTCCATTTGATGCATTTAGTGTAAGATCATTATTTGCTGTAACAACTAAGTTACTACCATTTGCAGCAACTGTTGAATTATTT